ATATACTCAGAGCACCATCAACAGCAATAGAACTAACAATTCCTACAAATAAATTAGTCCCATCACCCAGTTTCCCATAAACCTCATCAAAGTTTTCATTAACTTTAACGGCACCAGCTAAGAGGCTATCACCCGTTCCGTCATTCGGACTTGATCCAGTACTAATTCCTTGTTTCGCCATTATTCGCTAGGTTATTATTCCGTAAAGGTATTTATTATGAAATGACATACTCATTCATTTTCAATGGTTTATGTCTAGTAATCACTGTTGAAGTAGATAAACCACTAATCCCATTATCACCATAATAGGTAAATGTGTTACCTTCTTTTCTTTGTACTGTAATCTTACCCCAACTAAAGTGACCCATGTTAGGAGAAGTAGTAACAATACCAGAGTATGTGGTAATATTTTGAGTATCAAATGTAACTGTTCCTACACCAGTTTTATTTTGATCAAATTTATAATATGTAGAAGAGAAATTCTCTGTACTAATACCAGCAATATTACAGAAGACTCTTCTTACATCTGTAGTAAGACCTGTAAATGGTCCATTAATACCAGTAGCACCAATAGAAGCATTGGTTACAGTTACAGTTTCAGCACTAGCAACTTGATATACACAATCTAAGAATGATGTGGTAGCACCAACCTTAGTAGTAGTATCAGTCTTTCTAGTTTCTAGAGTTCCATCTCCAAATGTAAAGAAAGTATTATCTGCTATGAAGAAATCACCAGTAGTAATACCACTAACTGTGGTAGCAGCAGAAACAGGACCAGTTCCACCAGAAGCAACATCTCTCAAAGGAGATCCATCTGGAATATAGAAATCAAAGATGATTTGAGGTTTTCCACTTGTAGTAGTTGTACCAAATCCAACTATAGTTCCAAAATCACCAGCATAAGCATCTACATCAACTTTAACTTCTCTTACTGCTTGAGGAGCAGCAATTTCTAGAACAGGTGGATTTGTAGTAGTATATCCAGTTCCAGCATTAGTAACTGTTATTGATGTTACTGTTCCAGCAGCACCTACAGTACAAGTAGCAGTTGCTGTAACAAAACCACCACCTTCGGGAGGAGGAGAGAAAGAAAGTGTAGGAACTGCTGTATATCCAAGTCCAACATTAGTTAAATCTACAGAACTAACAGTACCAGTATCAGAAACTATAGCAGTAGCAATAGCAACTATCTTATCGTCCTGTTCTGTAATATCAATAAAGTTCTGTAGAGTATCTCTACTAGCAGACTGTTCATTATATTGATTAAAGAATGGTCTAACAGTATCAACATAGATGTATGTTGTACCTGCTCCTATTGGTTGTGTTACAAAAGCAGTAGGGAATACATCTGCTTCTAATTCAACCCTATCCTTTCCAACTGGTCTATTATTAACAATTAGATCACTAGTTTGTTTTCTCCAGTTAGCAGGTCTTAATAGACTTATATCTGTTGTTATTCCTATTCTATTGTAAGGTGTAGTAGTTACACTATCAGAACTTAATGATGTAATTCCTACAATAGTTCTTGGTTCTTGATTTAATCCTGGTCCCTGTGGATATCCATTATATAATTTCTCTGGATTATTCTGAATATCTATTTGATCACCTTTCTTAATAGTTTTAGCAACATTTAATAATGCTACATCTATTCCAGGAGTTCCTTTATAGAAAAGAACATGTATATAATCATCAGCATTAGGAGCAGTTGAGAATACAATAGAACTTCCACCACTACCTAAGTTATATGCATACCCTGGTTTTTGAAGAAGACCATTAACAAATACTAATAGAGAATGAACAGGACTTACATTCCAACCAGGAGCAGTTTTAAGTGAAACAGGTTTATTATTAACCTTCATCTGGAAAACTGTTCTAAATCCATCCAAATCAGTACTAAAATTATCTAATGCTTCAAGTTGTCCAAAATGCCATCCAGAGAATTCATCAGTATGAATCTTTTGTACTGTAAGTTCAAAGTCTCTATGAGCAGAATAACCTATTGATACTCCTGTAGTAGGAATCCCAGTTGCTCCACCAGTAGCAACAGTTAATATTTCACCATTACCATATCCAAATCCTTCTCTCTGAACTTTAAAGTCAACTACACTACCACCCATTCCAACAACAATATCTACAGATGCGCTTTGTCCTGCTCCAGTAGTAGAATCAGGATCATATATTAAAGGAATGTTAGTGTAACTTAATGGAGCATCTATTACCACTTCTGGTGGATCATATCTTTTAATAGTAACCACTGGAGCAGCAGTAGTAGTTCCAATACCTATTGCAGAACTAATAGTGTCTCCTGTACCAATAGTAAACTGACTTTGACCAACACTAACTACAGAAACATTAGCAATTAGAGTTACTTTACTAGTAGTTGATGAATTAGTAGTTTGAGCAATAGAAATTATAGACCCTGTATTAATTCTACTTGTATCAGCAACACTTATAATTGTAGTTCCTGCAGCACCAGCAGCAGTCATAAAGGTTGTAGAATCAGTAGGATAATAAGTATATCCAATTCCAGGATTAGTAACAGCAATACTTACGATATGACCACCACTAATAGCAGCAGTACCAATAGAAACGTAACTTGCTATACCTACACCATAAGTCTGAACTCCAACATTAACTGTAGTCTGGATTCCAGATCTATATCCAGAACCAGTATTACCTATACTGATAGAAGTAATAGTTCCAACACCAGAAACAATAGCAGTACCACCAGCAGCAACTAAAGGTTGATAACCTAATCCACCAGCAGATCCAACAGAAAGAATCTTACCACCATTAGGATAATTAGTTCTATTTGCATTCTCACCTAAAACAGTATCAGTTGGTCTACGATATTGAGCAAGAGATGTTTCTTCTCCAGTAAATGTAACAGTAGTAATACCAGAACCTTCACCAAAACTATAATTTCCTTGTTGAGAACTTGCAGGTTCTTGGAACATATCATTGATCAAGAGTACTCCATTATAAGTAGAGAATCCTAAAGCATTAGTTTCACTAGTACCATATCCAGTTGTAAGAGTGAAAGCACTCTGAATTCCAGTAAATTGATCTGAAATATCATTGAAAACTGCATTAGTAGTATAAGTTTCCTTAGTAGACCTTGGAGGTGCAGTTCTGGTAAAGATTCTACCGTGGAAAGTAGAATGAGTAACAAGACCAACCCAAGAAGTTTCATCTGGATCAGAAGTGGTACTTAAAGGAGTATTTCCTTTTGGTGCTTGTGCAAAATGAAGAGTATTTAATGCAATATTATAATTTCCACTCAACTTAGTAACAATAGATCCATTACTATGAGCTTCCACAGGAGTTCCTAGTTGACCCCTCAATAAAGTTAGATTATTCCCGTTAACACCTACATCTAATACTTTACAGATCTCGTCGTCGATTTTAACTAGGTCCGCAGCGGCAAATGACGTTATTCCAACTACAGGAGTATTTTGTCCAAATACTATAGCTTGTGATAAAGCAGTAGTAACAGCAGTTCCTGCAATAGGAGACTGAATCATATTATCAATAGTTATTAATGATTTGGAATTCTGATTAGTAGCAGTAATATGATGAGAAGTTCCTATACCAACTGAATCTAATTCAAATGTCTCTGGAACCTGTTGTAAAGCCTTGGCAGCACTTTCGGCAAATCTTAATCCAGAATCAGAGAATTTAACAACATATAATTCAGTAGGAAGTTTAGTAGTGGTTACTCCAGCAACAGTAGCAGCTTTAATTCCTACAGCATTAGCAGTACTTGAACCAGTGTAACTATAATTAACCTTTTCACCTGTAACAAAGTAATGATCAGGAATATCAACAGTATTATTAGTTAAGTTAATTCCATTACCACCTGTTCCAGCATCAGTAGAACCATCAAATATTCTTCTAAAGATTTGCTTTTCATTATGCTTTAAGTTAAATGCTGTTTGAAGATCTAACTTAGTTCCAACATATCTACCAAATTTACTGTACCATTCTATATTATCTAAATCTAAACTAGGTGCTAAAGGAATATTATCATAAATCTGCATCTCAATACCAAAGGTCTTGACATGTACAGAAGCACCAGCTCTAGGACTATAAGTTATATCTACACTATCACCTACCAATTGAGCATCAACTGTTCCCAAACTAGTAGTATTAAGACCGACATTAGCAAAATCAACAGTTACTACATTCGATGCTGAGTTTAAAACAGCAACTTCAAAACACTCATACTGACCAGTAGAAGCAGCATTAGCACCTTCTACAGATACAAAGTAATATCCAGTAGATGCTTTGAAATCAAATCCAGAACCATCTGTTCCATAAGATGCTATAGGAGTAGCAGTAGACCCTACACCAACAGTTTGTTTGTTTGAAGTAAGTCTACCAATATCTAAAGTTACAGAACCAATACCACTAGAACCATATTTCTCTAAAGCAATAAAGGAAGCATTTGCTGTAACAGCAGCACCTACACTTTCATGGAAATCTAATTTAACATGACCACCTTCAATTTTAGCATAATAGGTTCCAAATCCAACATCTAAAGAATCAGGAGAAAGACTATTAGTAAGATCTCCATATTGGTTAAATGCTACCTTAGTACCATCATGAATGAGGTTAAATTCACTTCCTACAAACTCTTGAACATTATTTTCAAGTTGAACCATAATATGAGCAGATCTATAATCTACTCCAAATTCAACAACATTAGCACTTACACCAGCACCAATATTAGCTTGTGAATCACCTAAGTAACATGAATCACCTAAAGCAGTACTTGCTACACCAACAATATTATCTTTAACACTTATAGAAACATTAGAAATATCATATAAATTATACTCATTCTTAATAGGAACAAAAGTTAAATCCCAACCTTCCTTCTTAGGAGCATAATCAAAAGTTCCTAATTCTGGATAGGTTTCTATAGTTGCATACTCATTAATATATGCAACATTATCATGCTGAAGAAGAGAAACAATAGAGAATTGTCTTTCATCAGAATAAGTTTGATCTTTTACTAAAGTAAAGATTTTGTTGAATACATCATTATCAGTAAATTCACCAACAGTAGAGAATTTAGTAGGTCTTTCTCTATCATTAAATGTATCACTAAAGTCATCTATATCAAGTGCTCTATTTCCAATAGACTGATAATAATCAGTAATAGGTCTATTAGCAAATAAAACTTCCTTAGAGATTATTTGACCTCCTACATCAACTGTAAGTTCACTTACATCGTCAAAATCAGGATATGATTGTACATCACCAAAACATTGCTGTTCAGCAACTAACTCAAAGTTAGCAGGCTCTGTTCTAGTAATAGCAGCATCTGGATCTTTACTTTCAATTTCTAAATCAGACCATCTATCAAATCCAGCAACATGACTTAATGCTTTTACATCATCACCCCAAGTATCAATAGGAACTTGTGATCTTAAAGCATAAGAGAATCTCTGATAATATCCATTATCTGGAAGTCTCTGGAAACTATTGTTTAAGAAACCAGAATCAGATTGGAATCCATGATTGACTGTTGCACCAGCACCAGTTGCAATTTCTGCTGCAAAATTAACATTCTTTTTAATATATGCTTGTACTCTAGAACTTAATCCTTTAATTTTAGATCCTACATCAAATTCCTGTTGAGCAGAAATAGTCAATGTATTACTCTCAGGAACCCACCTTTGAATAATTCCTTGAGCACCTACTTCATCTTCTACAGTTTCTCCAGTAAAGAAATTACTTTGTTTTAATACAACAGGATCATATACTGGGAAGTGTTCTTTTAAGATTGCTCTTGCATAAGACCTACCAGGAACCATCTTACCTGGTGTTTGACCAGCACCAATAAATCCATCAGGGAATGTAAATTCAATGAATGCATTAGCACCACCAATTTGACCACTAGAAGCAGTCACTTCCCATAAATGATAATTATATTCTTTAGAATTATATCCCAAACCTGTACTTCCTAAACCAACGTTCACATTCTCCAACATAAACTTTTCACCAGGGAACCATCCACCTTTATTGAAATCTTCTGCTTCTGTGAAGACATCATCTATGAAAAGTCTAACTGTATGAGGTTTACCTGTAGAAGTACCACCACCAGTATTACTATAATAAAGATCCCTAATAACTACACCATTAGAATTACCAACTGGTAAAATTATGGGAGGTACATCATAAATTCCTTCTGTATTTTTTACTATTCTAACTTCAGTATCACCTAAAGCATACTCAAGATCAACATCATTTAAAACTTCTTTAGTATATCCATCTTGAACAACCAAATCAGGTGATACCAAATAATTCCTTCCTTGAGATGCTATGCCAATAGAACCTAAAGTATTCAACCTTTCCACTTCTACAATATCAGGAAGGTTAGGAATAACTTTTAAAGTCTTATCTGAAGGATAATCAAAACCAATACTATTAAGACGAGTCTTGGTAATTTGACCTATAGAGGAGGTTTCAGCAGTAAGAATTGCTCCACTTCCAATTCCAGACCTAACAGTAGTACCAGCACTTACTCCAGTTGCTCTAGGAGCAATCTTATACATCGCTCCACCACTCTTCACCTTAAATTTAAGTATAGCTCCTTCTGCTGTTTTAGAAGTAGTTTCATATACTGGTTTAGAGTTAGCTTTAGTATATGTGGATACATCTGGAGTATATGGTATGTTATATTGGAAAGTAGTAGCTCCTACCCCACTAACACTCCAATTACCATCATAGAATGTTGCTCTTATATTAATCTGATTATAGTTAGAAACTAAAGTGTCTATAGTAATCTGTTTCTTTACATCAGGAATGATAGAAATATTATCCTGACTAAACTTATAGAAGAGATTTTTAGGAATATCATCAGTTAAAGTTAAAAGAAGACTTGCTGTAGCATCTATACCAATTCTTCCAGTCTTAAGAACTTCATAAGCATCATTTTTCTCTGTAGTAAGAAATTCCTCAGTATATTCACTATTAGTATATAAATTTAAATCAAAAGCAGAATATGTCTCTCCATTATCAATAAATGATAAAGAAGAATCAGATAAATCGAATTTAATCTGTTGATTCTTTCTAGCTAATATTGAAGGATTAACTTTAGATAAGGTTCCTGCTTTTTTACTTGTAATATCTACATATTCTGGATTTGATGATTGTACTTGAATTCTATCTTCTACCAAACGAATATTAGTCTTATCATAGAAAATGACATAATACATCTTCTGATCTACTAATCCTCCAGCAACATCATCTGGATCTGCAGCAGTATGAACTACTCTATCTCCTAAATTGAAAATACCTTCAGTTACAGAAATGGTATTTAAAGAAAGATCTATATCACCAACAGCAAAATCTTGTGGATCAAAAACTATTCTTCTATTATAATCATTATATTTTACACTAACTGTTGTAACACCTATAGGTTTTACAGATACAAAGACAGTATCATCTTTTTGTAAAATATGAGTTGTAGCTGTAGAAACAGTAACTACATTTTGAGTAACTTTTCCACTAATTGAATCAGTAAGTCTAGTAAGTAAACTATGAGTATTTCCTACTCCTGTTAAAGTTTGAGATGGGAAGTATAGTGTAGAAGGTACAAGTGTACTAATACCCACATAATATCCAAGAGTTCCAAGACCAACTTTACCTGTAGCTAAACCAATAGTATTAGAATCAAGAGGAACAGCATATAGATTATCAAAAGTATCAAGATTTACTGTGGTTCCTGTCCCAGTGGAGCTAAGCCCAGTCCATGCTTTAATAGGTGTACCACCATTAGCAGAATAAACAACTTCATCATTTAACTGATATCCATGATCAGCAAACCATAGAGATTGAGAAGGAACCCAAACTTGTGTCAATCCTATACCTGTATTTCTACTAAAGGTTATAGTTGTTCCATAACCAGTAGATCTAAAAGTTCCTCTACTAATTCCTATTCCAACTACATCAGCAGGATAGAAATATTGTTGTCTATTAAGTCTGAATTTCTTAGTAGTTGATATACCTGCTACTTCGAAACTAAAGGTTCTAGGGTCTTCAAATAAGATTGCTCTACTACTATGAATCCCTGCTGTAGTGCCACTCTGTGCTCTTCTAACAAGAATTTGTCCAGCAGGTACATCAATATCTAATACTTTAACCTTTTCTTGATCTACTGTAAGAATATCATTATCTCTTAGAGATGAATTATTCAAAGCACCACCAACATTAATCCACTCTACTTGTCCACTATTAGTTGTTGCTGCCATTCCAACAACCAAAGATAAAGCTTCACTAGTAACACCTACAGAATAACTAGCAGAAAGACCTCCAACATTTGTAGACAGTCCAGAAATTCTAACTACATCTTTGTTTAATAAATTATGAGGAGCAGTTGTGACTCCTACAAATGTAGTTGAAGTTCTAGAAGGAACAAATTCAACATTATCAAAACTAGTAGTAGCAAGACTAACAGTATTAATTACTTTACCAGCAATTCTAGAAACTTCTGCATTAGCATTTCTACCATTAGTACCAGCATTATCAAATACAACTTCATCACCCATCTTATATTTTGTTCCACCACTGGTGATTCCTATATTATTAATTTGACCTAAAGAGGTTTCAGTTATTTCTAATGTTTGCTCTTTTACATCATTAGAATTGAAAATATAGTCATAACCACTTCTAACAGAGTTAGTATGGTAATCTCTTGTGTTTCTTAACCATTCACCTTTTTCTATATCATATTCATCTTGATTTGACTCAATACTAAAGTTAAATGCATTTGGTTTGGATTTAAAACTCTTTCCTATGAAATAAGGGAACGCAGGAGCTCTATAATTCTCGAAAGGTCCCGTAGAATCATTTTGGGGATTTATAGTGGCATGGTAAGCATATACTCCTTTTGGATAATCTGGAGTTATAGCAAATCTACCATTATGCTCATCCAAATCTCCATTTCCAGTATATACAAAATCTTCTACAAAGAATCCAGCAGGATATACAGAAACTGGAGGTCTATTAGATGCATCTACAGCATCAGTTACTAAAACATCTCCAACCTTTAATTCATATCCAGAAGTCATTTCACCAATAGATCCAGATCCATCTGTATTAGTTAATGCATAAGGGCCATATATTGGATGCCCATCATAAGCCCATCCCAATATAGGTGAATGTTCAGAACTAGCAACTTCAGAACCATCTACTTTAACTAGATCTGGTGTTCCATAAAGAGTATTATCTATTGCTTCACCAGATATAGCATAAGTAGATTCTCTTAATGCTCTAGGAGCATAAATGTGAGAATATTGTAATTTATCATGAGAAATATTCTCATCCAATACACCATCATCACTTTCAATATTATTAAAGTTTCTTTGGAATAAGTTAACTTGCCATGTACGAATAGTAGCTTCTACTTGAGCAGTTGCTCCAGGTGATGTAATAGTGATTTCAGTTTCACCGTCTACATATCCTGCTCCACCTTTAATAACTTTAATTTCTACTAATTTTCCAGTATCAATAATGGGAGTTAATTGAGCAAAATCACCATCAGCACTCTTAATAGTAACATCAGGAGGTGCATGATAATTTCTACCAGAATTTTGTATCATAATGGAAGTTATTTGTCCATTATTAATAACTGGTTTTGCTTGTGCTAACTCACCATTCTCAAAAGTGATTACAGGTTGTCTATTGAAATTAACAATCTCAGAAGCACCATACCCTACTCCATTCTCAGTAAGGTCCACAGAGGTCACTACACCCCTTACAACAGGTTGAAGGACTGCTTGGAAGTCTTGCCCTCCTGCCCTTGTAGAGACCCCTATAGACCCCTCTACAGTAGCTACAATAGGTTGATAGTTAAATGATCCACCACCACCTTTTGTTATGTCAACAGGAACTACATTATCCCAATAATAATCTGTTTCTCTTGGAGCAACTGTATCTAATGTAGTACCAGCACCAACTAATCTTAGACTAAATTCATCATCACTTATTTTTACAACATAGTAATCATTAGTAGCAGATAATCCAGTAACTGAATCCCCAGTTTCTGGTGGAGTATATTGAACTATTTCCTTATCCAAATACCCATGTGATGGAATAGTAAAAGAATTAGCAGCAGTGCTTATTCCACTAGTTCTTATTGTTCTTTTCTTATTTTGATATCCTTTTCCTGGATTTGTTATTTCTATACTAGAAACTATTCTCTTTAATTGAGCTGTTTTAATAAATTGTCTACCTTGACCATAATCAGTTAAATCAACAACATTAATTCCTGCAACAGCATCGTCTTCATTATTATGTAATTTAATAATATAATTATCAACTACAGAAACATAGTAAGATGATTGAGTAACTAAACCAACAACCCTATCTAAATCTCTAGATTCATAGATAACCTCTTCAGCATCTCTAAATTTATGGAAAGTAGTAAATCCAATAGTATTGTTAGTTAAATCAACTCCCCTACTTCCTTTAGATTCTTCACCAGCATTAAAAGGTAATTCGTGAGGAACTGCAATAGTTCTTACTTCTGCTTCCGCATCTTCTTCTGCATTACCACCAGAAATTAAAACAATAGGATCATCAACATAATCATATCCAGTATTGAGTATATCAATTCTTTCAAATTCACCTTGAGTAGCAACAATACCAGTTGCTCCAACTCCAACATCATCATTAATTACAAGAACAGGAGGATTTACAACATCATAATTATATCCACCTCTCTTAACTTCAAATGATCTAACATCCCCATAGTACACTGTACTATTTTGAGATTTATAGTTCATTATTTCTACGCCATTATTTAAAATACCTGTATATCCAGGAGGCGTAATATAACTTCCACTCTTTTTATCTGGTGGAAGAAGAGTTCTTACAGTTTTTTGAGCATCAAATATTTTATCTTTAAATTCATAATATATGAATAAATTATTTTCTACATCTCCTGTAAATTCAACATAAATGTCATTATATAAATTTCCCTTACTACGGGACATTTTAATTCTATTAGCATCTACTCTTCTTACATAATAAACTCCATCATCTACATTATTAAATCTACTATCGATTGGCGTCTCAAATGTTAATCCATCAGGAGTGGTACTTACATCTAAAGTAACACCTGCCTTATAATAAAGAGTATCTCCAGTATAAAATCCATGATCAGTAGTAGTTGTCAAAGGAATTTCTTCCTGACTGACTAAACGACCAGTATAAGATATCTTTCTATCATAAGGATTGATCTCCTTATTCTCATATGATGGAATAGAGTTTGTAGCAACTAAAACATCACCAGTTCTAGTTCTTACATAAGTATTAAGAACATTAGTAATATAATTGTTAATATAAGGATATCTTGAAGAATCACCCTTTAGTATTTGATTTTCAAGATCCCATATTTTAGTTAAAGGAATATTATTAGATAAAATTACTTCAAATGTATATGGAGAAGTAATTTGAGTAACTGAACCAGTAACTACTACAGGAATAGGATCACGACTCTTCATAATGAAGGTATGACCTGCTCTCAAATACTGTGTATCCCAAGTTGTAAATTGATATGTTCTCTGATCTTCATCAAGAATAACAATATTTTTCAATTCCCACTTAGTTTTTATATTTCCAATAAAATTAACTGCTTTTTCTAACTGAGATTGTACTCCAATTGATTGAAGTCTTATAACATCGCCTGGTTCATAAGAGAAATTGGGTTCTTTAAACTCAATATCCTGAAGAGCAGCACCAATTCTTACTTGAATTTGATCTGTAGTATTAACTCCAACATAAGCATAAGAATAATCATCTATTCTAGCATCAGTTCCTGCAGGAAATGTATTATTAATGCCTGTAATATCAAAAAATTGGTTAACTGTCTTTCCAGTATATGCTAAAGATACTGGTTGATCATCAACATCCAACATAATAAGTTTTCCTGTATCAGGAAAACCAAGAGTTGAATCAACATCTAGTGTAGTAGTACCAATACTAATCTCATTTGTTATCTTTGTTTTGGGATTTACATCAAATTCATTGAAAATAGTACCCTTTACACTAATATCTCTAGAGAATCCTGAGTCTATACTGATTTCATGATACTGTCCTTTATCATGGAGAATAGGAACTACCCTAGTAACTGTTCCTCTTGCACCTGTAGATTTCTGATTTAAGGTTAAATTGACTAATTGTTTTGGATCACCACTAATAGTTTCAACTATAAAGTCCTTTGTTATCTTATAATCTGCATTCGATGGTCTGAATAGGTAACGATCTGGATGTATAACCTCTACATTTGCTGAATAAAGTGCTTTAAAAAGAATTTCGAAGGCATTATCTGTACCTTTTGAGGTATAAAAACTCTCAGAATTGAAAATAAAGTTCCTTTGATCAATTTCTGGAGCAAAAGCTCTATCAGTAAACCCTGGCGCAAACTGTGTTTTGACTTTTTTGAAGAATTCTTGAAGAAAAACTATGTTTAAATTCTGAATTTGAGATCCAGAAGTATGAATTCCAGCAACAGAAGGAGAAAATACCAACTTATCTGGTGTATTTGTCCCAATGTATGAAGTAATGCCAGTAAAACCCCTTGTACACCCCTCAAAAGTGCTATCTGTTTTGTAATCGTATGTAATTATTTCATCATCTATCCTAATTAAACCATTATTTTCAGGAAAACCAACAGTAAAGTTACCTTCAGCACCAGTTTTGATGCTAACGTCACTCATTTTCAAGTCACCATTAAGAATTGTTGAGTCTTTTAGAGCAAATAACTCATCAACTTTCACATAACGGTCTAAATTTTGTATTAAATCATAAGGTCCACCAGGAATTTCTTGAGAAACATAATAACTCTTCAAAAAATCGGATAAAAGTGGAAAATCTTCCCTCACAAAACGAGGAAGTTGATTTTCAACTATGTCCTGAAATTTAATTCTGGTTTCTATTGTCATTTTTTATTAATATCCAGATCCACCACCTGTTGTAGGTGTGGAAGGTGTGCTAGATGTACCGTTAGGTGATGTAATAGTTGTGGTTGCATTACCAGTAGTATTACTAGGAGATGTAGATGTTGTGGATGCTAATGTAGCAGTACCCCTAACTAATGATCCATTACCATAACTAGAAGTTACTTTATAACTACTACCTGATGTATTAGTACCAGAAGTAATTTCATCAGGAACCATAGTGACTGTAGTATTACCAACATCCAATTGTAAGTAAAGATCTTGCAATCCAATAACATCATTTGAATAAGGACACATAGAAATCTCAATTAATGGGACTTCTTGACCAGTAACTCCTCTAGTAAGCTTAGTGGAGATGAAATTCATTGGATTTAACTTAATTTCACCCTTAACATAGTCAATAATTCCAACTGATTTCTTTACAACAACTGGTTGTGTAGGAGAATTTAACTTAAATAGGAAAATTTTCCCTGTTTTTAGACCTTTATCTGGAAGATCTCCAAAATAAACCATATCACTAATGCCGCTAACCTTAAATCCTGAAGATTTAATGTTATAACCATCCTCACTCTTTATATGAATCCTATTTCCATAGCAAATTTCATATTCGGTATAAGTATTTAACACAGGTTCCATATCCCTTCTCATATACACAGTAGTGATATTAGAAGTAATAGCAGATTGACTGTTATCAATCATTCCGATGTACTTACTATACTTAAATCTAGCTCCAAATTTGTTTAATTGAGTAGAATTTCCATAATTTGTGATATTATCCACTACAGTGTTCTTAACTGTGTTAGGAGAAGCAACTTTACTTGTATCATAATATACAGTACTATCAGTTTCTACATACAAATACTTCAAATCTAGAATTTTAGTGATAATTCCAGCACAAGAGTACTTTCTTAGCTGATTTTTTATATTATCTTTAACAGCACTAGACAAATAAACACCATTATAAGGTTTAATACTAATAAAAACCTCACCATATCTAGGGGGTGTTAATTCTTCACCACCATATGCAGAGACTGACTCTGCTTCAGCATAAATTCTAGGAACTAACCCCTCAAAATCTGCTGCTGTGACTGCACGGTTCTGAGAAGAGTAAATTTGGGGTGCATATTTCTTAACAGACTCAATACTTTCTATAGCACTACCTCCAGAAGAGGATTGATCAGTATAAACTAAAGAAATTCCAGTTGTAATGGATGTTTCGCCATTATCTACAAGTCTTCCAGAGAAAGTAAAGTTTTGTAGACCATTTGCATCAGCACCACTAGAGGTAATATAACTAACTTCTATAAAATTGGGTTCTTCTACCTTTTTACCAAACACACCATCACCAAATATAACCTCATATCTCTCATTTTCTATTTCTTGGAGGAAATAGACCATAGAATCCTTATTAACATCAAATAAACTGTCAAATTTTTGATATTTGTCTCTTACTGATGATAATTCATTATCTTTTACTATAACTCTAATCAAATCTGTATCAATTCCTACATTTGGAAGGATAAATTTCTGATTTGGGTTTCTGGAACTGACTGTAAAGGTCTGATTGATGTAAGTTCCTTCATATACCTCAACATTATCAAAATTAGCAAATCCAGTAGACAAAACAGGTACAGTAATGTCTTCAGGAATAGCAAATGTATAATTTCTTCCACCAAATTTATTTGCTGTTGTTAAAACAATACCTGCTTTCAGTGTCAGCGTCACTGATGTTTGATTTGTACAATCTACACTAAAAGAAACCAGTGCTTTTGCTGCCTTTCTTGATCTTGGTACATAACCTATATTCCTTGCCAGGGACACCACATTCTCCCTGAGAGTGGCAGAATCAATGAATACCTCATTAGTTACCATATTGGCATTATATGAGG